GATGCGATAAACAGAGTGACGGGTCTTATTGCAGGCTCTGACGTAGCGAAAGACCCCCGACAGGCAGAGGGCCTACAAGCTGGCACCATTCAAGCTACGCGATATGTGGACAACATCATCGAAATCTTTACGGATAAGCTAGAAGGTGTTACCGGAGAAGAGCTTCGAGTAGCTACCCGTGAAGGCAAGATACAAGACCCTTCTCCTCTACTTAGCATTATGGGGATCAAGCTGAAGCCTGACAGGACTTCTACAGAGAAGGCCTATTCTATGGCAGAGATGCACCCTTGGACTGCAAACGAGAGGAGTGCCATACCTGCATACGACAAGATCTTTAACGAGGCTATCGCACCTGCGTTCGAGGACTCAATGATGAAACTCATTCAGTCAGAAGAGTTTAAGAAAGGCAATGTAGCCCAGCGTCGTCAGCTGTTAACCGACACAAAGAACGCATTACGCTCTGACCTACGTAAGTACCTGCTCGTATCAGGTGATGAAACAACATCGTTGATGGCTGCTCGAAAGAAGTCAATCAACAAAGGAGACAAGAATGTGCGCTATCAAGCAAAGCAAATGATGCGGGAGGACTATGGCATTGATGCAGACATACGAGATTATAGCGAAAAAGAACTCCGGCTCTACGAAAGTCTGCTTGATTACTTAAAGCTGTAATCACTTAACGCCGTACTTCTCTGCGGCCTCTCGCAACCACAGAAAGCTGCTAGTCAGATGATCTCTGGCTAGCTCTACTTCTCTGCAATCCCACACATTACTCTTAATGTGGCTTTCTACTTCGTTAATCTTCCCGCCTAGTGTACGTAAAAACGCCTTACGCTTGCGAGTGACATGTTCTTGTGCTTCTTTTTCTAGGTGGTTCATACTCTAGATACCTTCTTTAACAAAGACTTTAACCCACTCTGCGCAAATGTCGCTGCGCACAATGTCTTCAATACCGAACTCAACAATCGGTACATCCAGCATGTGTTTCTTAGCTAGGTGAATGATCTTAGACAGGCCGTCTGCCTCCTTAAGATCTGACTGTTGTACATCCCCGTTCAATACAATCTTACTGCCTTCGCCTACACGGGTGAGCAACATCTTCAACTCATGCGTTGTGATGTTCTGCGTCTCGTCTACGATTACGAAGGCATTCTCAAAGCTACGCCCCCGCATCAGTGCAAGGGGTGCCATCTCGATGTTGCCATTCTTTATGCCGGTATCTACAGAACCTCGTCCCATGTGACGCACTAGAACGTCCAACACAGGCAACGCCCACGGGTATGTCTTCTCTTCAAGTGTACCGGGTAGAAAGCCAATATCCTTTCCTACGGATACATGAGGGCGAGTGATTACGATCTTGTCAATCTGTTTAGTAATGTAAAGATCTGACGCATATGTAGCAGTTACATACGTCTTACCTGTACCTGCAGGGCCAAGCACCAGTACCTGACAGCTAGCCTTCATAAAGTCCCACAGTTTTCGTTGGGATTCTGTACGAGGGACAAAGGCGGATGTCTTTTTCTGAGACGCATTCTTGTAGTTAGTCTTACGCCGGGTACGTGTCTGCTTCTTAGGTGGTTCAAGATCGTTCATCTGATAAATACTCTATTGCTGCTTGTAGTCTGTCTATGTTGTCTTCAAAAGAGCCTAATGCTCTATTACACTTATGGCACAGCCATCCTCTAAAAAGTTCTGTGTTATGGTCATGATCAACAACCCAAGAGCCTGTCTTCTTGCCACCTTGACCGTCTACTTCTTCCGCGTTCTTACTACAGATAGGACACGTATATTCTGCTGAAGGGTACTCTTGCTCATCTCTTATCTTAGCTCTTAGTTTTTGCATATCATTAGCGCAAGACTTGCACTCGGACCTGCGATAGTTCCCCCCGCTAGCAAAGCTGAAACAGGTGGGAGGTAAAAGAGTATTACACTTGCTGCACTCCTTACCTTCACCTCTTATAGATTGTATTATCGCCTGCCCAAACAACTCTAGCTGCATAGCGGGATTAGTACCTCTTATTATCTACATGTTGTTTTAACTCGGTGTAACCCCCGATACGACTACCATCGGGGGCAAACACTTGAGGTACGGAAGATATATTTGCCTCTAGCATAAGATGCCCCACCCACTTAGAGGAAGGGCTACTCAGATTGTATGCTGTAAAAGGCAGAGCTTTCTCGCGGAACAAACTCTTAGCTAAGTTGCAGTAAGAGCAATCATCTCGTGTCACAAGTACATACATCTACACAAGATCCACGATCTCACAGCTATCACCCGAACACGCTAGCGTTTGAGAGCCTGCTGTGTTGTCCTCTACCTCATACGAGGATAGCTTAGACCAGTCGATAGACGCTGGCATGGTGGACTTACGCTCTTCGTATACAGCTTTATCGACCTCCTGATAGGGTGCCTGCTGATACGTGTGCTCACTGTAAGGCAGGAAGGATACGCCAGACATCTCGTCAAAGTGCTTATACACAAACGCACCTACCTCAACCCACTCATCCTTACGCACATTGATAGTGACGGACGGTTTATGTTCACACCAATGGCGCTGATAAACGAGCCACGTTTCCAGCTGCTCTACTGCGGACATATCATGCGTAACCACCGCGTTGGCAGGCGCTTTAACGGGGAAGCTGAACACAACCGTAGTGTCGGGCTTCATTACACAAGGCTCTGACGGGACGTTCTGGTCCATCATGAACTGCGTCAATGGATCTTTGACGTCGCCCCTAACTGTCCGAATGTAGTACGGGCTGTGTCTTGCATGAATACCGCTAGCTGAATCTACAAGCTGAGATACAGTGCCAGAAGGTTTAACACAAGTGATAGCGGCTGAAGCAGGTATTCCAAGTCTAGCACTCCATTCAGCATTAACTGATACAGCGACTTCACGAAGGTGTTCAAGGGTCTTCTCCAAGCCTGCGTTCTTTACAGTCATAAGAGGGTTGTCCATGATGCCAGTGAGACTGACACCTAGAAGCCTCTCTTCTTCCGTGTTCTTTTGCCAGACTTTACGGAGGTACGGGAACTTCGTATAGGTAGATTGAAGTGTTCCCAGTATTGTTGCCAGCCTGACTTTTCGTTCGAGGGAGTCAATATCATCTGTAGCCCGGACCACAACTTCCGTAAGATTGCAGAACTGATACGGACGAAGAATGATTTCGCTGCAAGGATTCGTTCCAAACTCGTAGCCTCCATCCCGACGCCCAAACTTCTCAGCCTGTTTACGTGCGGCTTCACGATTGAAGATACCACGCTCCCCTGAGCCTGACTCCACAAGGGAAGTCCACTCACGCAGGAACGATGTGCTATCAGGCTTCTCTGTGTAGGAGACGGAGTTGTTAGCCAGTGCTCGCTGTCCGTTGTTCTCCCACCATGCGCCCGACTTAGCGTGACGCATCCGATCATCAGACAGGTTAGACAGGGAGATCATCGCAGACCTACGCACACCGCCGACGACAACGACTTCGCCAATCTTACACATCAGATCATGGCACTCGACAGACGATAGCTTACGACCCTGTGCTTCTTTGAATGTGCCAACAGCAAAGTTGAACAGGTTAATCAGGGGTGCAGGACCAGAGGCACGGCCCCCGAATGTCTTAAGACGTGCACCTGATGGGCGTACACGCGACGTATCCCACTTCGGGATCTCGCCTGACCACAGCAAGGCAAGCACTTGCCGGAATGCTTTAGCCCAGCCTTCTTTGCTGTCTTTCACAACGACAGTCGTCTCGCTGTCAAACAACTCAGGGACTTCAGGCAGCTTCGAGATGAACTGGCGCTCGACTGAGAAGCCGACGCCTGTGCCGCACAGCAGGATGAACATAGCCTCATCGAAAGACTTGGGATCATCGGCAGGCAAGTATGAACAGTTGTATCCTGCTACGTTGTCACGCGCAAACGCAGGCCCTGCCGTCATCAAGGCTCGCATAGATGGCATAACTTCTAGGCCAAAGATCGCCTGTGCAATCTCGTGAACGATATCTGTAGGAACCTCACTATTAGGTTGTACAATGTTGTCAATGTAACGCTGGACAGTCTCGCCCCAGTTCTCCCGGCGTCCTGCCTCATCTAGCCAACGCGCATATCGTGACGTGTGAATGAAGGACTGGTAGTCTGTAGGTAAATAGTTATTCATCGGTTGTCACCCTCTCCTCTAATGACACCACGTTCTGCACGATCATTAAGCTTTTTGAGGTTCATTCTTGCAATCTCTTCGAGGTTAGACCCATACATATTAGCCACTGCTGTAACGTAGAATAGCACATCGCCTAACTCTAATTGAATAGCCTCTGTTGTTACACGGTTGTGATCACGGAATTGCTTCTTTGCTTTTTCAGCAACCTCCCCTGCCTCACCACAAAGGCCAAGAATGTTTTCTACAAAACGATCCTGTCCTTCCAAGACAACTTTACCTTCTACCCATTCACTGTACTGTTTCCAATCAAGCATTGAACCGCTCCTTTACTAGTAGGTTTTTTACATGAACGTCTTCATTATCGTAAAAGACATCCTGCACAAAGTCAAACACATCTTCTGTATGCGAATCCATATGAGAAGATAGTAAGCTGTTAGGCTCTTCTACTTCTAGTAGTAGTGTGACACTAAACTTTTTCATGTCAGGCACTACCTTTTGTAATCGTGTATTCATCTATAGTAGCTTCACTCTTCTCTGCGTCTTCTTGAAGTCTCACAGAGAGGAGGCCTTCAAGTAGTCGGTCTGCTCTAGTAGACAAAGCTTCCGCAAGACCCTCGTCTTCTTGGCCTAGCTGTACTGAAGCAAGAAGCATACAGGCATGATGTAGAAGTTCCCAAGATACGTTTGAATCTATATCTCCCTCATTAAATACAGCTGTCTCTAAGAAAGTGTCTACGCCTTGAAACGCGCCTTCCTCATCGTACACAGCAGAAATACTAACTGAGACAGAGTGATTTTCTACATCCATTTTACAATTCCTCTTCTATAAGAAAGGTTTTACTTTTTGTTCGCTTGCCTGTTTCTGCGAGCCACTCTTCAGGTAAGACTTTGTGAGACCACTGAAAGCTATGCTTATCACACCACTCAAAGTACCGGCTCTTTGCGCCCTTGTACAAGCGGGAATTGGCATTACTAAACACGAAGCGGATATCTAACTCTGGATGTTGCTTCTGTATCTCCAGATGTTTGCGCCTGTCTTCGCTGTCGAAGATGCCCTTTGTCTCTATGATAATACCGTTATCCAATTCGAAGTCTGGCGTGTATGTACGATACCGCAGATCTCGCCACTTTATTCGTAGGGCTTCGTACTCGACCTTCTTCTGTTTTTCTTTTAAGTATGCAGCGACCTGTTTCTCCAAGCCGCTGCGATACCTACGGACGTTGTGTCGCCTCTTAGTAGTTGGCATCTTTGTTATCACCTATGTACACATAGTCTACTTCTGGGGGTGCCTTAGCCTTGCTTGACCTATTAGGCATAGTCTTCAAGGTAGGGTGGCAGTCCTTCTTGAAAGAGCAAAACTTACAGTCAATAGGCAGCACCATATTACCAGTAGTCTTTCTGCTAAACGTCTCAGGCACAGGATCGAAACACCTTTCGAAAGGCGCATCACTGTCTATATAGTTAGCTGTATCCTGTATGCTACTCATAACATCTTCTACGTCTACTGTAGACGCATCTACGTACTTGAACTGTCCATTCGCTTTATTAACAGCCCACCATCCTCCGACAGATTTGTTTGCAGCTACAGAATAGCCTACCAGCTGTGCTACATACCCAAAACTGTCATGCTCTTTGAGAACATCTACTGATGTAAACTTGTTGTTATACGACCACGGTGACGCAGACTTTACGTCATCAATCCTGCCGTCTAACTCCATGTCGTACTCACCCCTGATCTCCTGCCCGTCAGGTAGTTGCAGGGTAACTGTAGCGTTGTCTTCAAACGTGACCCCAGCTGCAGTAAGCAGGCCTTTAAACACAGCCTCAACTATGTCACCCAAGATCATGTTCATCAGGAAGTAGGGCGGCAGTGCCTCCTTATTATCTGGCTGGTTCTTTTCAAACCACAGCTGGCAGGTTGGCTTGCCAATGTTAGACATCCTTAGACGGAAGGCATCACGCCTACCAGAGCCGAACTGCTTCATCATGGCCTTCTTGATGTCGGAGGCGACCTTATCAGTCACCTCCTCCGTCATAGTTGCTTCACCCGCCATAGCCTTCTGCAGATAAAGCAGCACAGAAAGTTCTGCTGGGTGCTGCGTCTCCATAACTATTCTAGCTCCTCGACTTCTACGATGCTGTTGACAAGTTCTTTATCTCGATCAGACATAAAGTCCTCGCTGCTTGAAGGATTATTCTTCTCATACTCACTCATCACCCATCGGTTAGTCCCTTCGATGATATCTT